GAGGGTCGAGCACTTGACCGCCTTCGTGCATTGGAAAATGCTGAAGCCAATGGTGACGTGCTCCAATGGCAAGACCTTACCACCTCAACTGGTGAGGCTCGCCAGGTTACGATTGAACAACTTTCATTTACCCGTCTGACTCCACCCGATAAAAGGTTTTCTGGCTTCGGTGGAATCATTGAAGTTACCTTAAGGACCGTATAACATGTCACCTGCTGATTGGGCTGGATTAGCCGTATCCGTCACCACTCTCATCACGGCACTTGCTATGGGAGTGAAACATTTAACTAAACATTATCTGTCAGAACTTAAGCCCAACGGCGGGTCAAGTCTTAAAGACAAGGTGAATAACCTTGAAGAAAAAGTAGACCTACTCACCGAATTAGTCAAAGAAGTATTGAGGAAATGAATGAAACCTGTAGTCAAGGTCGCGAGTCCTGCTGCTATTGCTGTGCTTCGTCAGGCGACAGCATTGTTTCCGAAGCGCAAGAAACTGTCCGACGGATTATTGCCTTCATTGGCTCATCAGAAAGCCAGTCCGAATTCAGACCACAACACGGGACTTGCTGTTGATTTGACCAACGACCCTGCTAATGGGGTCGACTGTGCTGTTATCTTTGAAAAACTGAAAGAGGATGAGCGTGTCTCGTATCTCATTTTCCAAGGCAAGATATGGTCTCGTGAGAAGGCTAAGCAAGGTAACAGAAAGTACACTGGTAGCAACCCTCACAATAAGCACCTTCATTGTTCTATTCGCCCTGATTTCGCTAATGACACTAGCCCTTGGTTCTGGTGGCTAAACCAGCCTAAAGTTGTGAATCAGGTGTTGGCTGCCCTTCAGCCCCAGCCTAAGAAAAAAGTGGTACCCTCTACCCCAGTGGCAGTATGCACGTGCTGCCCTGTCCATAAACCTAAACGAAAGGCAATCTAGTGGAGCAATTCAAACAAGTAGCACTTACTTGGTTCCGCGCTGCAGCGGCTTCCGCTGTCGCTCTTTACCTTGCTGGTCAGACCGACCTTAAGGTTCTTGCTACAGCAGCCCTCACAGGCTTCCTCGGTCCAGTATTGAAGTGGCTTGACCCTTCAGCAGCCGAGTTTGGACGCGGCTCAAACTAGTCCTAGAATACCCCTTTTAAGGGGGTTTTAAGGCGATTTGAGACACTTTCAGCCCTTGGGGGTATAGAGATATACCCCTGAGGCTAAAAACCCCTCAACTCAAAGTCAATTTACATACGTTGACTTTTGGTTGGGGGGTCTTTTTTTGTCTCTATGTGGTACAGTTTTCTCACGGGAAACCGTGGGGCAGAAACTTCAGATGACGGGGTGACGGCATAAGCCAGACCCAGCCCCCTTGCCACCTCAATTTTTTGGGGGGGGGTAGGGGGGGCATTTCTTAGAATCTGGGGTTCAGGCATATAGGAAGGTAACCATGCCAACATACGATTACGAATGCCGCTCATGCGGCGATACACAAGAAATTAATCTTCCGTTAAACCACGAAGGAGAAATCAATTGCGGTCATTGTGGCAACGTTTTATTCAAAGTATTTTCGGCAAATCCGATTCACTTCAAGGGCAGTGGCTGGGCTGGGAAGAGTGCGATTTAGACTGCGAAGGTTGCTCGGAGTGTGATACGTTTGAGGAATGACACATAAGACAGAGCACTACACAGTTCTAGATGTAACGTTTTTCTGCTGCGATGAGCAGCAATTCAAACATATTTGTAATTATTGCGATGAGCCTATGGGCTGTTACTTTTGCGACTTCGACTACAACGAACGTCATGATTGTGATATGATGTACCTATGAGCGAATTACCAAAGCATATATCGTATTCTTCTTTCAACACTTGGCTAGAGTGTGGTTGGAAGTATTACTTAACTAAACTACAGCAAGTACCTGAGAAACACGCAGTATGGTTTACAGGTGGTTCTGCTGTCCACAAAGCCACCGAGTTGTTCGACAAGAACGAATTCGGTGACACTACAAATATTGACGAACTATGGAATAAAGTATGGTTCGAACAGGTTAAACAAGATGAAGAACTTCATGGTGACATGAAGGACTGGGAGTTCCGTAGCCGTGAAGATATGTCATGGTGGTACGGAGAAGGTCTTTGGATGTTTGAACGATGGACTCAGTTCATGTCCCCTGACAAGGGCTGGTCTGTTTACGAAGACTTTATTGAGAAGCAATACGAGATTTCCATTGGAGGCACTACAGTCAAATTAGCCATTGACCGTGTGCTGACTGATTACGACGGGAAACGGGTCCTTGTCGATATCAAAACTGGTGCGTCATCTCAGAAACATCCGCTCCAATTAGCGGTCTATGCCTGGGCTTTGTCTAAGCAAGGGGTCACTGTAGACAAGGCTGGTTTCTGGGATGCACGTACTGGTAGTATCTCTTTATGGGATTTAGAACATTTACAACCTGAACGAGTCGAAGAGATCTTGTCAGGCTTTGACAAAATGCGCAAGACTGAAGTATTCCTACCGAATATGAACTCCTGTGGTCGTTGCGGTGTGCTATCCTATTGCAAATGGATGAACGGAAACAAGTCGAAAGGATATGAATAATATGGCTGGAGCAAACTTCCAAGTCAGCAGCAAACTCAATGACGGACGTATATTCGTTGTTGCAGCAGATACCTTCGCAGAGTTCAAGTCACATCTTACAGATGTGCTTGGTCCTGAAGGTGTTGAATCAGTCATCACTACGATGGCTACATCAATCGAAGGAGCACCTTCCTTCGCACAAGCAGTATCTAATGTGACTACTGCAATTCCTGGTACTACTGTTGTACCACCTACATCAACACCATCAACTGCACCTGTTGGTCGTAGTTGTAAGCATGGTCCGATGACCAAGCGAGAAGGCTCTAGCGCTAAGGGTCCTTGGAAGGGCTATATGTGCCCTACTCCAAAGGGAACACCTGACCAGTGCGATGCTATCTTCCTTCGTCGTAATGACCCTGAATGGAGTTCGTTCTAACACATGAGAACCCTTGCCCGCGCTGTTGGTAGTGCGGACATCGGTGGTGAACCACTGCCCTCGGTGTTTCGTACTTTTGACAACAATAAAATAATCTTTCGTAGAGCAGAAGTATCTATGATTGCTGGCACTCCTGGTGCTGGTAAATCTACTGTTGCTCTAGCGATAGCGTTGCGTTCGAAAGTACCTACGCTGTATGTAAGTGCCGACACAAACGCGCATACAATGGCTATGCGCCTACTTTCCATGATTACAGGAAAGACTCAAACAGAAGCAGAGCAAATGCTCATTGAGCGAGTCGACGAATCACGGAAAGTCATTAATGATTCTTCAGGGCATATCTTTTGGTCCTTTGAGTCAGCACCAACGCTGGCTGATGTGGACCAAGAGGTTCTTGCCTTTGAAGAGTTGTGGGGCTGTGCTCCAACTCTTATCGTTGTAGATAACCTTATGGATATCTCTAACGATGGGGGAGAAGAGTTTGCGGGCATGCGCTCCACGATTAAAGAGTTGAAGTATCTAGCACGCGATACCAACTCTGCTATTCTCGTACTACATCACACCAAAGAGTCGTACTCAGGTAATCCGTGTCAGCCACGTTCTGCTTTGCAGGGCATGGTTGCACAATTACCTGCTCTGATTTGTACAGTTGGTTCTGACGCGCCTGGCTACATAGCCATAGC